ACGACGTCTGTGCGGACGACTCTGGTGTTTTCATCAGTGGCGGGTTCATACCCTACGACCGCCCACGCGTCGGAGCCCCCTTAGACATGACGGAATACGACGGCACGCAAGCTAAGACAGTCTTGCTCTCCGCACGAATCTCGCGCCATCTCACTCACTACAAGCACGCGACGCTATGCGTCCCGTTCGCCATCCCCCCCCATCAGCGCAAAGCCATGGCTGCTGTTGGAATTTGGGCCCCGGATGATGCACCGGACGGACGCCATGCGGCCTTACTGGCCCTTGAGCGCGCGGGTCTTGACGAGGTGTCTGCGCTTCTGCGCCGATACACCCAACATGGGTTGGAGTACGGCACGATGTTCCTGCGAGAGTCCAAAATCCAAGACTTCCGCTTCGCACCCACCGTGCGTTACAACCCGCTCATGGATCACAAGGATCTGTTCCGGTACGACTTTCTCACCGGCCCGTCCCGCCTTCCTGACGACCTCCCACCGGTCATGTTTATGCACGACACCCTCCCTCGGCTCTCACCCCGCGCCATCGGGCGCTTGTTCGACACCCGACCCACCCTTCAGCACTTGATCTGTACAGCTGTGATCCCTTTCGAGACCCTGACGAAAGAGGCTTCTTTCTTCCCTGACCTGTACCAGATCGACTACGAAGGTGAAGTCGCCACGTTCCTAATTACTGGCGACGAGGCGGGGTCATACGAGCAGCCGGTCGGTGCGTCCGTGTACCTGAAGAGCAACACCCTGGTCACTGACCAGGATCGCTGCATTCACGTCAGTCTTGTCAATTCGCGCTACGCGCACCACATCATCGTGTTTTCGCGCGAGGAGATCATCCCTCGCACGTACAACTACTTTTCGATGGGCGATTTAGTGCAGACGTCCCCCGTGGCGTCCCCGTTGGTCCCGCCCCGGTACCGCCTGACTGACCGTGCGTGCCTCGACATGCTCCGCTCGTACCACCGACGCAACGCGGTGATTAGTGAAGCCGACCTGTGGATGAAGGCAACGGCATGGAAGAACTCGAGAGGCCTCACTCTTCCAAATACCCAAGTTGAGGCCGCCGTGCGCCAGGTGATGTTCGAACGCATACTTAGCCATCGCACCGGGTACAATGTGATGTGGGATTGGTGGCTGCTGTTAACGCTTATTTTCCAGCTGCCCTTCTACCCGCCCACAATGCTCTACCACATGTGGAGCCACTCTTCCTTTTGGTGGCCCTTCGCCTACCCCAAGGGCTACAAGGTCGAGTTAACCCCCTGCATGGTCCACTATTGTGATTCGCCTTGGCTCACCAAGGAGTCCCAGTTGTGTCCGGCGCGCGCGGATGACTGGTGGATACCTCCTCTCACGTTTAATGGCTTCGGATGCTGGGTTCGTCTCGTGCACTTGCACGCCGTGCTCGCGTCGTTCGTTTTGGTTAAGGTCATGGTTGCTGACATTGTTTGGCCTGTCGCGAAGTGGTCCCTTGATTCAGGATTGCAAATCGTCTCCGGTGGTCTCGTCGCTCTAGACGCCACCCCAGCTCGACTTGTCCTGTTGATCATCGGCCTGGTCATAGTGAACATGTTCGCCGTATTCGACCTCCGGTTCTTCCACGGCTTGACTCAATTTTGGATGAGTTTGCCCGCACGAAAAGGACGCGCTCGTATCGTGTCTCTACTATTCGTGTTGTTTGGCACCCCAAATAGTCGGTACAAGTCCAACGCCGGTCATGGTCCTCTCACGCAACTGTTCCTGGGCTTCCAGATAGCGGCTCTGCTCTCGCCTAGACTCCAAGTCCCGTATATGCCCCTGTACCCTTCGGTTACACGGATCAGCTCAAATGCGTGGAACTTGTTGAGCCTCGGACTTCTGTTCAGTGTACTGGCAGAGCAGCTGCTCATCTACTTTATCGTCCACGCTCCAATCGTCCCTCGACCCCACCACAACGGCGCGCTCGGCCTGGAACCGCTCCCTGCCAATATCGCTGATGAGGAACGTCCTCCGCCTGACGTCATCCCACCAGATGGTCCTGGTGGTCCACCCGCTGCTCCTCCCGGCGCTCCTCCCCCCATTCCGCCCATACCTTTACCCGGCCTACCGGCCGGCCCTCCAGCTCCCAATATTCCTCAACCCCCTCCTCCCATGGTCATCATTCAGCAGCCTGGCGGCAACTTGGCGCCCATTTACGCGATCCCTCACGCCGGCTTGACGCTGCAACAGTTCCGGCAAGTGGCGAATGCGCTCCCTATCCCCGTCTACCCCGGCATTCTGCTCAACGGCATGTGCGTGTGGGACTGTCTCGGACAGCTGATGGGCGTGGCCCCCTTGACGTTGTACGCTATCTTCGCGGCCTGGAATCCGGCCGTCGAGGCCACGTTCGTCAACGGCGCAGTGCCCCTCGCGCAACTTGACACAGTGCTCGGTTTCTGGCCCATCGGTCTTGAAGTTTGGGTAACAACGGCCAATTACGCGTACAACGCTGGTGACCGCGCACGGTTCGTCAACGCTCCCGCCCCTGATTGGGGCGGTACGAGCACCCTAGCCTTGTACGCTGTCCAGGGTTCGCTACATCTTGAGCCCGCCACCATCTTCCCGTCCGCCCAAGGTCGCAACCTCATTCAGAACGCCGGCCAGAACACGCTGATCCAGTACTCTTCGCGTGCTGTCGACCCCCAGCAGATTCCGAACTTGCTGCGCATCCCGTTGGAGAATATGGCGTTGTACAACTCGCTCGATGGCACCTCCACGAATCCCCACGCCGTGGCCACGCTCGGACCCGCAGGCTTAGCCGCGGCGCCCGTTCAAGCCCTGCCGCCTTTCGTGCAACTGCCGACCGCTCTCGTCCAGGTCAACTCGTTCCAGTACACCACAACTCCCGCCGACCGTGAAGCTGCCAAGCGTCTAACCGCCGACCTGAAGCAGCACTCACAGGAGCTCAAGGCGCGCCACGTGGATCCGGACGACGTCGCTATGTCCCTCAACGAGCACGCGAAGCACATGCCCTACTCCACGGTGGAGTATCGCGTGCTGCAAGGCGTCGGTGGCGCCGGCAAGTCGCACTGGATTAAGCAACAGATCCCCATCTGGGCAGCCGCGAACGTGCAGATGCAGTTCCACACTTGGAACCCTGCTCTTCGTCGTGAGCTTCAAATCGATCTCACCCCGGTGCTGCAAGCCGCCGGAGTCACCATCGACGAGCGCATGTTCTGCACCGGTTGGATCCCGTGGATGCAGCAGCGACGGGGCGTTATTGTGTTCGACGACGCCGGTCTTCTACCTGCCAACGCCCTCCTGGCCCTTCAGTTCTTCTCGCCGGCTCTCGACATGATCGTGTGCACCATGGATCCCGCCCAGGCTCAACCCGCGTTCGCCCAAGCTGAGAGCATGTCGCGGGCTGACCAAAAGACCGCAGACTGGCTTACGCAAAAGTGCCAGACTTACTCATTCACGACTTGGCGCCCTTGCCTCGAGAACGCGAATTTGTTCGGTCTTCCGCGGGCGTGCGCTCCAGGCGCGCAGATCAAGCACGGAGGGATCGGTATCGTCTCGGCCGCTCCAAAGGGTGTGCCTGTTCTGGCCGCTTCTCCTCGCTTCGCCGAGGGCCTCGTTGCTGACGGTCAAGACGCCATGCCTTTCCGGTATTCTCAAGGTGCTCAGTGGGACCAGGACATCGCCGTTCACGCCACCTCCTTGGCCAAGTTTGCTCGCGACCACACGTGGTGCATGCTGCTCCTTCGAGCTCAACGCACCGTCTGGATCATCGTCGAGGAGCCTGTGCAGCTCGCCCGCGCCCCGGTTGTATCTCGTTACGGCGACAGTATGATTGCCAACGCGATCTTCGCCGTCGCGGCGCGGAGGCAGACGGCGTTCATCCAGCCGCACCACGACCCCGACCGCCTCATAGCGCGCGCGTTCCAGTGGCACTTCGCAAACTGTCTGAGCGACGCCGCCCTGGCCGGTATCGGAGTGGCTCCCCGCCCTCAAATGGTAGCTGGCGAGTTCGCGTGGCAACCTGACGCGCGAGCCTATGGCACTCAGGGGCGATTGCCTTTCATGATGCCCGGTCTACAAGCAACGGGTGCCGTCGCCGCGTACCTTCATCGTCCGGAACCAGCGCCCATTGCCCGACCACCACGGGACGAGAGCCACGAGAAAGCTGAGGTCGTGCCCGAGATGCTCCGACATAAGGTTGACCTGGATGCTGAGACGCTCATCGCCCCTGTGCCCGGCCCCTCTGACCCCCCGCCTCTTCCCGTTGATGCACGCGCGCCTTACGAGAACTTCGCCGACCCGCTGCCGCCGCCCGAACCTCTGGATCGAGATGCCCGCGAGCGCCCGTACGGCACCGACTTTGAAACGCAGCAAGTGCGTCAGGACGGTTCCCCGCACGGGCTCACTCACAGCACCAAGGACGTCGCGACTGAGTCCATCACGTTCAACGAGCGACTCCCTGTTGGCGAAGCCCATATCACGCCTGACCATCGCGCCCTTGCCAATAAGCTGTTCGCTGGTCTTCGCAAGTTCGTCGGATGGCGAAAATCCAACGAGACCTTTGACGAGGGCCTCTTTGAGCGCTGCGTGAACGAGCGTATTCGAGGCTGGGCTGACAAAAAGACGCTGGCTGACATCCGCACGTCCCTGAGCTCCGCTCCCGCCGACCAGGACCGCTACTTCACAGACGTGTTCCTCAAGAACCAGAGGATTCGTAAGCTGCCCAAGCGAGAGTCGCCGGCCACCAAAGGCCAGTCTGTTACCAACGTGGCGCAAATCGAGCTCTTCCAGTCGTCGGTCTGGGCATTGTACATTCTTCGCAAGCTGCAACGCCACAAGAAGGGCAGTGTCTATTTGCACACCGGCCAGAGTTTCCTCGGTATGGAGGCCTGGTACAAGGCCAACTGGACCGAGGGTGCGCCCATGACAGGCAACGACGTTACCGGATGGGACACTGGCGTCAATGAGGCCTTCACCCTCGCTCTTCGTCGCTTAGTCGTCGCCTTTGGCATGCCCGAGGAATTCGCCGAAGCCTTCGTCGATCTCCGCCTGAACGCGCGCACCTTCAAAGGTCCGTTGAAGCCATCTCAGAAGTCTGGCGACCCGTACACCTGGCTCGTGAACACCGTGTCCAACCTCATGTACATTGGCGCCGCCTCAGACCTCACCGGCAAGGAGCCCATCTGCGTGTCGGGTGACGATGTGCTGGTCAACGCGCACACTGAGATTCGGTCTCTGCCGGGGCTCACCTTCGTCAACAAGACTGAGCACGGTCGTTCCCTTGAGTTCTGCGGCTTCCTCTACGGCGGGCCGAAGCTTCGCGTTTCCCCGCGCGTGGTTGCTCACACCGGACAGATTGGCTTTGAGGATGGTCGCTCTGACGTGGAGTTCTGGGATTCCTACCAGGAACGTGTCGCGTACGCCCGTGGTGACACAGAGCCCGACGAATCGGTCGGTTTCGCTCTCGCCATCAACCAGTTCGCTCGTCGATTCTACCACCTGCCGCCCCCCCCTGAGCACCTCCGCGTTTCGCCGCCCGTTGCACAGCAGGACCAGATCAGAACGATGGTGAAGGCCTTGCGCGTCCCGAATCCGCCCGTGACAGTCCCGCACGGTAGAGTGCGCTCTCGTACGAAGAAGAGTAAAGGCCGACCCGATGCACTTCCAGTGCAGCTGACTGATGATGGCGCTCTCCCCCCCGGTCCAGACACGCTCCCGCCGTCCCCGCCCCGCCGTCGGGCTCGTCGCCGCAAACAGGCACAGATACTTGATGATACGCCGTGGTGACCCCTTCCGACGCTTTTATAGACAAATTCTCCTTTTTACTGCTGTCTCGCATTTTCTTGTCTGCGGATTCCTAACTTCCTTCTCTTTTATACTACGAACTCCCCCCACCACTTTGAGAGTTGCCGCAACGACGCGTAGCTAACACACGACTACGCTGAGCCATCGCAACCGCCAGTTACCAACTCAGACGTGAGAGAAAAGTTGACCCTGTTTAGGCAGGTGATGTTGACTCTATTCCAGAGTTTCGCTTCCGACCTGAATCGGAAATGCGCAGCAGTGACGCGCTGCGTAGGGCAAATCGTCCTCGTTTAATCTCCCCCCCACCACCATGTGGCTAAACTGCAATTGTTCGTCCTGATCGGCCCCACGCCTCATGCCCTTGGCAGGTGAATCCCTCTAATTAGCAGGAGCCTGTAAAACACGTTGGGATTGTTGGTTATAAAGGTGTGACGTTCTGAGCAGCGTTCCATCCTCCTGAGTAAGAGGCTAAACTTCTGTATCGTTTGCCGGTACCCCATAACCGGTTTCCACTCACTTGACTCCCCAGATCCAGAGGGACAGGACCCGGCCGTGAGGTCGTTAGAGTCATTGTTACTCGTATGTTGTGGGGCGTTCCCCTGTGCCAAACCAACCACAGCTGCCTTGACCGACCGGAGCCTGCAGATCACACAGGACACCGGACAGATTCTCATGCC